CTGGTACGAGATTGTCTAATTCTGATGTGCCGCCTCTGTCTGTCTCAATCAAGTGGTCTGCCTCTGATGCAGCGTTGATGCCACACCAGTGACACGGTGGGTTGTCACTCAATATGAGTTTGCGGTTGCGTTGGTATGTTGCTGATGCGTGTTCTGTTGATCTGCGTTTAGCCGGCATGTTTTTGCTCACGCGCTGCGCTTGTGCTAACGCGGCGCTGGCGCGCCTTGTTATCGGTGTGTTGTTGTTGACGTTGCATGACGGGCTGCTCTCTGTTGTGTCGGTTTGTTAAGTGTATGTTATGTCAAGTTGTACTTTGAGACATTGTGATGATGCTCACCCACGGGCTGCCTCAATCCGTTACCTTGCTCATCTAGTCGATTATGTTTACGACTCGCCCCAACGCTTTGCCCGTTGCCTTTCGTGTTGCAGGTTTCGGGCGCGCTGGTCAAACGTTGTTCCCAACGATTAGCCCCGTCACTTGCGACAGTGATACAGCCGTGCTACTAGCCAATTGTGAGTGTTCTAGTTTCTATCAGACCATGCCATAAGAATTGTGCATAACACTGTCATCGCCAACGCAAGCCATACCAGCCGGCTCATGGCATTTGCCTACGCAACGCCTCGTGCGCTAATTCCAATTTGTCTTTTACCTCATGCAAAGTTTTACTCATTTGGTTAATTACAAGATTTAACTCAATTTTTAAGCGCTCAATTTCTTGATTAGCCCAATCACGCTCACGCGCTATTGCTGTCATGTGGTCATGTAAACGGTTGTAAGACTCGTCTGGGTTAATCATTTTTTTAGCCCATTTATCACGGCCGAACATTGACCAGCCGTTAACGTCTCAACCACAACGTCATCCACTTGTAACAAACGGTGTATGTATTCGAGCAGTTGCATATCATCCCATCCTTTACCACGCGCAAGGCTTTTTAAGAAACCAATCTGTTTAGGTGTTGCGCTGCCGTGACTGTCTGGTTTAGGTGTACTGGTCAATCGGTTGACTTTTGCCATTTCCTCAGACGATGTGCGCTCGCCAGTGTGCCCAATCTTGCTATTACTAATCATGCGGCCAATGGCGCTGGTCTCGCAATTCTCAAGAAACGAGGTTTTGTTGACTGGCGAGTTGCCAAACACTTCCTCTGCATACCCGGTGGCGATAAGTCTGTCCTCGTTGTTGTATCCCTCAGCGCGCATGATGATTGTTGAGCCGTCATAGTGGTGAATAGTGGTGATGATGCGGCCGTTGTCAAATTCTGTCCACCAACGCACCAAGCGTTGTGCCACTGTTTCGTAAAGTGCAAGATCAAATGCCATGTTTAGCCGCCTTGTACATTTCGTTTGCGTGTCGTACCGCCGCAACTGTTTGCATGGTTTGACACTCAAGCAACTGATCTACAGCCAGCAAAAGTGCATCGAGTGCGTCTGTGGCTTGTGCGTGTGCTGTCTTAACTGGAAAATCTAGGCGCTCATAATCGCCAAATGATGTGCGATATTTGCAATGGTAGTAAATCTGGCTTTTGTTTCGTTCACGGCGTAATGCGAACACTCGACCAGCGTTGTGTAGCACTGAGAGCGCGCCTGATATTTGACCGTGATGCAAGTTAAGATCGTTGCCTAACTCTGACCATGTTTTGCCAAACTCTGCGGTTTCTAATGCCTCAAGAATTGCAATTTGGCGCTTACCTGTAACGCCAGATGCATCCTCATATAAGGCGCGCGCTGTAGATGTTTTAGATGCAGCCACGTGACCGCTCTTGCCGTTGTATGGCAACGATGGATGGTCATTGTTTGTCATGTCGGGTTTTCCTTTTGGTCGGGTCTATTGGTTTTACTTTAGTACATGCTTTTAGGTTGGGATGTAACCACATTACTTTTTCTGGGTTGTGCCGATATCGAGTGCCGTGCATGGTTAAACCGCATAATTTACAAGGCGCGTATAACATTTATTGCTGCTCTAATCACTGATGCGTTAAACCTGTTTTGTTCTCCGCCAATGGTCATGTGTGCGTCATACATCATTGTTAATTCGTCAAGCAAAATGCTGTGGTCTGGTTGCTCTGGCTTTGGCAGGTGATTTGGTCTGAAAATGTCATCTACAAATTGCTTAAATACTTTGTTGTATTTGTCGCTATAAGTATCGGGATACATCTGTCGGGTCTCCTCTGTTATGCCTGTTTCGGGATATTGTGCGTCAGTCATGAGCCGGGCACAGCCCATGCTGACCAGCCAACTTTATACCAGAGGTGTAACGCGGCACGGATATTGACATCTGGGTTAAACAAGTCGTCAAGTTTGGTTATGTAACCCTCGCTAATTAGCCATGACTTGTGTATGCCATTTATTTGCATTAAGCCTCGACTACCGTTATTGCTGTCTTGACTATTTAGCGCCAACGGGTTACACCGTGACTCTCTGAACATGACGCGCGCCAACATTGGTGCTTCGCTTGCAGGCCAGCCAGCGGTAATGGCATCGGCAACGTACTGAGCGCATCCTTTAGGCACGGCCGTAGTCGTGATTGTCGTGGTTGGCAACGTGGGCACAATGCTCACAAGGGTTGTGGTGCGTTGGCCTACTAGCGCTGGTTGGCTGTCAGACGGCTTACTAGCCCCGTAGAGCAACGTAAACGCCGCTAAGCCAGTAACTAGCCATGCACCTATTTTTATAGCGAAATATGTCATTTTTTCTCCAATTGGTAAGGCGTTTGCCATGAGTCACCGATTGCATCCTTAAACGCAATTTGTGCGTGCAGCACTTGATCGGTCTCTGGGTCACGGAATATCTGCACCAAAACCATTTGCTGGCTGTCTAGGTGCGTGGTGTAAACCTCGTAAATGTATGTTTTTGCGTCTGCCATTGCATCTCCCTTATCGTCGGTGTTTCCACCATAGGGCATCACTGTGGCAATTCGGTGAATACTCTCTTAAACGCTTGCTGTATAAGGGTTACGGGCTGGTTGACAAACGCTGGTGATACTTCCACGTGCAGCCAATCGCCACCCGGCGCACCGTGTATTTCGGGTTTGCTGTACGACTTCCATGCTTGACGGTCACAACGCCAACCGCGCCCAAACGCTTTAGGGAAATAATCAAGCACGCACTCAACACCTAATTCGTTGGCGTGGGCAAGCACAATGTTTATGAACGCAATAGCGCCTTTACGGTTTGCGGTGGCGTGTTGCTCTGACGGTCTGTACGACAAATCAACTGCTCGACCAGTCGCATGAACACTTAATGATGTTTCGCTGCCGCGCATGTTGCGTACACCCCACGAGCCGTTATTCCAAAATGCGCCTGCACCGTACTTAATTGCTTGACGTATCCACTCATCCATGCCGGGCAGTGGGCCAGCCGATGCGCCGTCACTGTTGCCCGTGTAGGGTCGTGAGCCTACGACTTTAGGGTTGGCTGGAATTATTGCCATTGGTTGGTTCTATGGGTTTGCGTTTCAGGCCGTTGGCGGCAACTAGGCCAGACAATGTGCCAGTCATAAAAATGCTCAGGGTTTTAAGTAAGTCAATAAATGCTGCATCGTTTGGTGCTTGCTCAACTGGTTGGCTAACGAATAGTAAGCCCCACACAAACCCGATGACAGTTACTGCAAATGTGACTGCGATTGTGCAGCCAACAAACACAATCATGCGTGCATGTAAATGTTCTATTTCGGCGCGTTGTTTATCCATTGTCGCATTGCCTTACGGTTTCGCATGGTGCGTACAGCGCGTTGTTGCGTATTTTTTGTGGCGCGTTTGTGCGTGTTGTTTCGCACGCGGTCGAGACAAGTGCAAACATGACGCTAACCAAGTAGTAGCGCAACTTCATCGGCTGTAATGCCTAAACGGTCTAAGACGGCTTGACGGGTTGCGGCTTTATCGGCTTGCTGTTTGGCTTCGGCTTTGTTTGTTATTTGGTCTGCCTCGTATTGAGCAAACTCTGCATCAGTCATTTCACGGTCAATAACTTCGCCTGTTGCCATGTCGTGTATGCGAATTAGTGGATTAGACATTATTTAACTCCGTAAATTAAGACTGTGCCGCCCGACCAACTGCCGCCGCTGTTAATAAATTGCAAAGATGATATTGCCGTTGTGCTGTTCCAAATTCCGCCACCGAACCAACCACCAGCACCGCTATTATCCGTTATTCCAGAACCAATAACTGACCACGGTTTAGATTGCGAGCCAGCATAATTCGGCAAAAGAACGGCGTTCATAACTTTATTGCTTGCACTATTCAATACTGAAAAACCAGAAAACGAAAAGGTATCATCTTGTGTTTGAGTTGTACCGCCGCGATAACGCTGATATGAAGTAAAATAGTTTCCACTTGTGCTGTCACCGTTTATGTAACAACGCAAATATCCCGATGCTGTAGCAGAATATGCACCGAACATATATATTTGTAACGCTGTGTAAGTTTGGTCAATGCTGCTCACCGTTGTGCTTGCACCTGTAAGCGTTGTAGTGCTAAGCAATGTCATACCGCCAGCCGTAGTAGGCCCGACAGTAGCCCACGCGCTACCAGAATAATACTGCACAACATCACTCGCTTCGATGTAACACAGTTGGCCCTCTGCCAACGCTTTGTTACTGCCACCAAACGCCGCATCACGCGTAGTAGTCGTAGCAAATACCGGCACGCCAGTGCCGGCACTTGTGTTTTGTTGTGCGGCAGTCAAAACCTGACCGCTAGTAAACAACGGAACGGTGGTCTGTGTATTCGCCATAGTTGTATTTTATCCTAACGCATTAGTTGAGTTGATGATGCCATAAGTGATGTCATCAAGTATCAAATCTGACAGCACGGTTGTGGCTGCTGTCCAGACGGTTACTCGATGCCCGGTTGCGAAATTGATGCGATGCTCAATGCCCTCAACCGATAAGTCTTGGGTTACTGAAAGCGGTGTGCCACTGGTAAACGTCTTGGTGGCTGTAACGGTGTCACCGATCTCAACGGCTGTAAGAGTGGTTTTTTGTAAATCGGTCAATGTTAAAAAATTGGTGGAGATGCTAGTGAAACGTGGCAACGGTATTGGGTAAAGCAAATAACTGGCAAGCGTGGCGGCTTGAGCATCGCTGGATAGCAGACTGTCGGTGATTGCCTCAGTTTGCGTAAAATACTGGCTGATAGATGATGTGTTGCTGGCGTTTTGTAATGTGCCACCAACCTCAATAGTCACGTTTGCATTGTTGATCACTGGTGCTTGATCAAACTCAACTGCTAGCACGTCATAATCAAACGCGCTGCCTGTGTCAGTAAACGTGGCGATTGACGTTGAGAGGGTTGTGCCTGTTCGAGCCTGTGCGGTGAGCACATTGGTGCGGCTGCAAAAGATGCGGCCTTGTTCAGCCTGTTGGATGCGGTTGAGGTAGGCGTTGACGTTTGTGCCAGAGGCAATGGTGTAAGCGCCTAGCGTGGCTGTAGGTGAGGCTGTGAGCGATGTTGTGCCTGTGTAGGCTGCGGCCGTTAAAACGGCTGTAATGCGCGCTGATGAGGTTTGAGCGGTGGTGGCGGTTTCGGGCAAGAAACCTTGTGACAGGGTATAGATATCATCGGCAGCAAATACCGCATACTGGGTTAAACCATCCATCGTGTAGGTTTGGTTAAAAGTGGTCACTTTGCCTGTAAAAATGCGGCTGCCGTTACGACTTAGCCTGATGTCTCGTAATGGTGCTAAACCCGGCTGCTCTGTCACTTGATTGTAATACGCGCTGGATGTGTTAAACGGGTCTAGGTCACGGTTTGTTTTCGGTATGTTAATTGACACCGCCATCTGTCCCGGCCCAAATACATCGCGCGGCCGTTTACGACCTCGACTAACCGTAATGTCTTGCACAAGGTTTGAGATATCCACATAATCTGTGCCGTCACCGTCAAGTACGGCAGTGCCGTTAAGGGTTGAGTCATCCAAATAAAACGCTGACGAGTCGTACCCTGTGGAGAGTTCTAGTAGGTAATCGCCACCAGAGATGACGGCTGCACCAGCCATTACCTGATCGCCAAATTAAGAGGCCCATACACTTGCGTGTACTGAGTCAAACTATCTAATACTGCTTGGCCTGTTTGTGCGTTGCTCATTACACCGTTGACGTTGATAACTACGCCGCCACCCGGTACGCCACCGCCTTGCTCTGGTTTTGTGCTAATTGGTGTTACTGATGGCCCATTAACGGCCAAATCAAATGATGCCGCTATGCCTTTGATATCTGGCAATTTTAGACCTTTAGCACCAAGCCGTTTTTGTGCTTCATTAAACGCCGCCTCGACACCTTGCAAATAAGATTGCGCGTTAGACACACCAGCGCCATACCACTGTTTGGCGGCAAGTTGCCCAACAAAATCGGCAGCGACTTTTGCTGAGTCAACAAGTTGATTGGTTTTAATAATGGCATTAGCGCCACCTGCAATAAGTTCTTTTGCTATTGCTGCACCAGACTCACCACCAGCATCAAGCACGGCCTGAAGTGAGTCTTGAGACAAACCCATTGTGAGCAAAGTCGAAACATCATCTGCGTAAACTTGTATTCCTGTAACTTGATCTTGCAAACCTGCCAAGAAACCTTTACCTGTTTCATCTCCGCCGTCTTTAGCATCCTTAAAACTAAATGCACTTTTAAGACCATCCGAAACGCTTTTGCCAAAATTGTTAAACGCAGATTGTGCATCGGTCAAACCATCTTGCGCGTTTTTTAATGCATCGTTTAATTGTTTGTCTAATGCATCGGCTGCTTCTTTAACGCGGTCTGCCATTGCTTTAATTTTTGGGTCGGCTTTGGCTGCACCGCCGCCCAAATCTGTTATTGAGGGAGTCGTATTTTTTGCTGTAATACCCATTGACTCAACATATTGCGACCAGCGTTCTGACTCAGTTGCGTTGCGTTTTGTTTGCACAGCCTGATCGTTCATTGCTTTTGTCAAATCGTTAATGTACATATCACTTGCTTGCATTTGTAATTCTGCATTAATGATGTTGCTTGACACTTCTTTCATTGCTGCCCTATAACCGGGCACAAGTTGCACTAATCCAATCGTCAACAATTGCAATGCATTGTTTGCTTGTACAGCCATTTTGTTGTATTCGAGTACAACTGACGCGCCCCATTTTTTAACAAATGCGCCTACGATGCCCATGTTGTCAAGAAAGACAGTAAACGCACCAGTTAAACCTTGTTCACCAAACGCCTTAATTGCTTTATCTGCAGCATCTGGTAATAAACCAATTGCGTCTTTAACGTATTTATTATTAAGAATTGCATACCCAATTGACTCAGTTAAATTATCCCAAACCGTACCCAATCGAGACAACTGACCACCAAATGTTTCCGCTGCTGTTGCTGACGCACCACCAAATTGTTTATCTAAAGACTCTTGTACTTTGCCAAAGTCTTTAGTTTTTTTAATGTTGTCATCAAGTGGAATACCAAGTTTGCCTAATGCGGTAAATTGACCCATGCTGGCCTTAGCCAATGCGATAGAAACTGACTCTAAATCCTTGCCAGTAGCGGTGCTGATATCAAGCGACAAACCCAACAAATCTTGTGCCGTTGTAAGATCACCTGTTGATCTAACCAAATTGCCAAGCGCAACTCTTAATTGGTTGTCTGCAACACCTGTAGCCAATTCCATTTGGCCAATAAAATCCTCTGTGGCTTTTGTCGTTTTTTCACTTGCGCCAATTGTGTTATATAACTGTTTTTCTAGCAATTCTTGCGAGCGTTGATCATCAGCAGCGGCCTTGACAGACATACCCAAACCTGCAACAACGGCTGTAGAAACTGCGGCAAAAGCAGCGCCAACTAATGCACCTGTTTTGCCAAATTTCCCAAATGCTTTTTCGGCTTCTTGGATACCTTTATCGGTAAACGCCGTAATGATGGGGATGTTAATTGCCATAAGTAAACCTAAGGTTTCTGTTGATCTGTTTTTCTACATCTTGCACTACTTCATAAACTTTTTTTGTGACTGGTTCTCTGCCACGTTCTACGGCTTTATCAATTGCACGTGGTTCTGGCCCTACTTCAGCGTTTAGATTTGTTACAAATGTTGAGTTTGTGTTACGGCCAGCATGGTCATATATTGCACCAGCAGCGTTAGCCTGTTGGATAACCATTAATTGGTATGGCTTGGCATTAAAGTCAATTTGTTGATCATGGGTTTTTATACCCTCTGTGTATCGAGCGTAAGTGACAGTGCGTTCACGGCTTGCGCGCACGCCAACTTTTACTTTAAAACCTGATTGCACTTGATCAGTTTTCCAACTGGTCTCACGACCTTTAATTAAGTTGCCGCGCACCATGCCAGATAATGGTGCACCGTTGCTTAACGAGTTGTCAAAAAATGCGACCATTGATCGAGCATCATTGATGATGTCTGCGCCTGCCGATTTAATTTGTTTGGTGACGAGCCGCCGATATTTTGGGTCAAACGTATTTAATTCTTTTAATGCTTCTTGGATGCCCTCAATGCGTACAGATGTGAACGGCGAGTTAGCCATTAGCGGCCGCCGCGTTGCTTGTTAAGTATCTCGATTACTGTGTTCATATCGTCTGCCTCAAATGTAATCTCTGACGGCCAGTAACCGGTGGCAACGACAATTTCTGCCAGCGCGCGCCTTACTGAGCCGTGACCGCTTTTGGGTCTTGTGTCTCCAAGACATCTATTGACTCAAGTAATGCAATGAACTGATCGAGTGTGCCGGGCACTGTTGTACCAGATGCACGGGTTGCCTCGTAACACAAATATGCCAAATCCTCAACGCCAATACCTTGCGCCATTTCTGACGCTTTGCGCTTATATTTGCGTTCCCAAGCAACAACGGTTGAGAGGTTGGTTACAACTTCGTTTATTGTGCCGTCTGTAAATGTGGCTTTAAGTCTTAATTGCATCTTGCCTCTTTCGTGTCGGGCCGTTGCCGGCGAGAATTAGTTAAGCGGTTGCTACTGAGTATGCGCCACCAGTAAATGTAATGTCAATGGTATCGAGCGCACCAAGTTGACCGTTTACGATTGGCAATGACTCCAAATATGACGCGGTCAGTGTTGACTCTGGGTTTGTGGCGCTGGTGGCCGCGCTGGTTGGTTTGATCTTGACGGTGACTTGAGTGCCAACAAGCGCTTTGAGTGTGGCGTAAGTTTCTGATGCAGCAAACGAGTTGTAAAACGTGCAAGTCAGTGTGCTGTTTTCAAGACCGCCAACATATGAGCGATTGGTTTGACCAAATGCGGTTGACTCAAGCGACTCAATCATGCGCGTTAAAACTGCTGACGTGCATTGATCGCTCATATCAACGGCGTTGATTGTGACTACTGGATTAGATAGGTACGTGCTGGTGGCCATGTGGGTTACTCCTCGTTGGTGTCTTTACTAGGTTTATCAGATTTTGCGCTCTTGTTGGTGGATTTGATAAACCCACCCTCAATTAACGCCTCGATGTTTACGCCATCGGCAGGCTCATAGACATCGCCTACTGTGCCCAATCTTGATGATGCAATAACGTATGCCATAATTTTGTCCTAACTTTGTGCCTGCACATTGATATTTAGATCATACGCTGCCAACTCGCTGCCGCCGATGATAGCGATAGTTGGCCTGCCATCGGTAACACCTATTTGAGCGCTGACCACTTTGGCTGCCAAGTTCATCAAACTGCGTTGTGCATCTAAGTTGCCCGGCCCAAGAGTGAGCAACCTGACTGGATATGACAGCGTAAACACTGCCCGGCTGAAACCTGTAAACGATGGTGCGTCAATAAACACGCAAGGAGGTGAGATGTTTCTAGGGTCTGTTACTACTTGTAAGCCTGTAACGGCGCTGAGAGTGGCTGCAAGGTTGTCTAGCGCGGTGTTAAATAGGTCGGTGTAGGCAACTGGTGTAGGCATTAGGCAACCTGTGCGCGGTTGACACCTAGCAGTTGTTTGATCATTGGGCTAAGGCCGTTTGAGCCACCAGAGACCATGCCATCAAACGAGGCAAAATCAGTGACCGAGCCACGCTGACGGTACAAAAAACCACCATAGGCGCGTGTTCCCAATCCGACAGCGGTGCTAGGCAGTGTTGTTAGTGAGTCGTGGTATCCAGCCTCTTGCCTACGCAAGAAACAAAACGCTGACGCAGCGGCCGCACACAATGTGAGAAACGTGGCATCTGCTGCGGTCGCTGTACCAATACCTAGCCAATCCTCGACATCGGTTGCTGATACCCACGTGCACACCTGATTGTATGTAAGCGTGCCTGTGGTGGTTGCTACTCGGTCAACGTCACTGCCTGTGCACCGGTACATAACCTGATTAGGTAATGCCACATTGGTGTTGTACAACGGAAAACCATCTGAGTCAATACCAATGTACAAATACTGTGGCAACGCTTGCACAACAAATGAGCCGTTAAAAGGTACGGCAACTGATGCGATAGTGACACTCTCACCAATAGCGATCTCTGTTGGCTCAAGTGTTTGCACTACCGCATAGTTGTCTAGCAATTGCTTGCTGGTGACTGTGTAATTACTCATGGCGGTGAGGCCGCCTCTCGACTAAGCCTGTGTGATCTTTTGGATCATGTTTGCGTTGGCCTTAAAGGTTGCCGCGTAACCAAACACGCTCATCTGGCGGCCAAGTGTTGATGGCAACTCAACTGAGAGCATTCCACGATCTTGGCGATATACCTCAAACGCATTTTTGTTCATGATGACCATTGTTTTGGCAGCAAAGTTGTTGTCAACAACAATTTCTAAGCCGAGTGGGTTCATCCCTGACCATGATGCTGCTGAGCCTGCGCCGAGCGTGTTCATGCCGTTGAGACCCGGTGCGCCGATTGCTGGGAAAATTGGGCGGCCTGTTGTGTCAACAAGTTGGCCCATCAATGCCCATGTTGCTGGGTCAACAAAGATGTGTGTTGGCAGCATGTTTGTGGCTTGCGATGTAACTACTGCTGCATCGTAGATTGATTTCATCAAGTCAGTTACTGACAAATCCCACACACCAGCAGATGTTGCTGCGGTGAGCAAGTTGTCTGCTGCGTAGTTGTCAATCGCTACGAGGTATTGGCCAGCCAAATCTTGCACAATGATTTGCATTGCGGCAGGGTCTGTAAAGTCAATGACTTGGTATGAGAGTGTTGCTTGTCCAGCAAAAGTTACTTTTGTAACTGTGTTGGATGCGATTACTGCGGTTGTTGCTGATACTGCGGTGAGTTCAGTTGATTGCTGTGCTGCCGTTGGGTGGGTAGTCCACGTTGGGCGGATGAACGTTGCACCTGCACCACCATTTGGCATTGCGCGTGTACCAAGTGCATTGAGTACTGGTGCAATGTAGTTGATGTCTTGGAATACTGGCCCCAAAATTGGAACTGGCACGATACCGGCATCGTTGCTGAGCACGTTGTCTCCAGCGGCGGCCTCAAGTGGTGATTTGTGGTAAGCGCGGTAATCGGCAAACACGCGTTGTGCTGATGCTGCAATTTCGCCGCCTTTGTGCATTGCTGAAACCCACTCGCCTACTGCTGGCAAACGTGGCTCGCGCTTTGCTGATGCAAAAATTGGTGCAGTTGGAATAGTTGCCTCAACTGTTTCTACTGCTTCGACTGGTGTTGTTTCGCTCATGGGTTCTGTCTCCTGTGTAGGTTCTGTTTCTATAGTACTTATTTCTGGCTCATCTTGGTGGATACTCGCCGCGATCTCGGTGATCTGTGCGCCTGCAAATGCTGGTACGGCCACAACGCTTAATTCTGTCCATGTGGCGGCGCTGATTTCCATTACGCCAGCCTCGTTATAGGAAAAGGCTGTAGGCGTAATTCCGATAGATACCGAGTCTAAAACGCCGTCTTTCATAAGGGTTATTGCCTCGTTGCCTTGCACGGTGTCGCTAATTTTGGCGGTAAAAAGCATGCCGCCAGATGTTGACTCGCGCGACACAACCAAGCCAATTGCGCTGGTTGAGTCATGGTTCATAAACAGTCGTGGTGCTTTGCCTGTGGTTGGTAGTGCGCCCTCAAGTACGCGCACTGTTGTGCCGTCTGAAACGGTGGCATCTACACCGTAGGGTACGGCGATGCCTGAGATGGTGCGGCGTGGGTTGCCGTCTGGCCCGGCTGCGTCAATAATTACGGCTTCAGCGGTGAACTTGATCATGATGAGTACGGTACTCCATTGTTACGTGGTGGTTGTGGCATTTCCATTTTGTCGGATTGTTCCATAAGATCGCCGTCAATAAAATCGTCAATATCAAACTCAACACACGTGCCGTTTGGTAGCACGTTGTTGGCTGACAATGTTTGTGTAATGCACTCTGCGATCTGTTTGCAGCCAAATGTCCACAAGTCTTGTCGAGCCTCTGTGCTGTTGGTGTAAGCGTATGAGCCAACCGAGATATTTAACAAATACGCTGGAACGCCGCACACACGTGACATTTCCATTGCCTGAAACTCTGCTGAGTCAACTAAAAGCATTTTGTCTGGTGATGTGGCTGTTTCAATGTAATGCACCTCTGGTGAGAGCGCTGCCGTCTGGTTAGTGGCGCGCGCTGCGTTAAACGATGCTGCCAAGTCTGCAAGTTCAGTAGATGAAAGTGGCTCTGACCCAGCCTGTACCTGTAACACGCCTGCAGGTATTGCACTTGATGCGTTTCTAAATCGTGCATCCTCAAGTTTAATAGATGTAGCAATAGCCTTTTGTGCTGAATACACAATGCCGGGTTGACCGTTTAGAAATTGCACCAAATCTTTAGGGTTAATTTCGCCGCCGTTAAAATAGACCTCTTTTGATGGTGCAAACCAAACACCTGCCGGACTGCCAGCCTGATCGCGTGTGGTGCACATTGCTGCAGGTAAACGTGTAAATGACGCCGGGTAACCATCAGCGGTGCGTTCCGTAATGTACCAAAACGCGCGGCCAAACATCATTAAATCTGAAACTGTCCACGACAAAATATGATTGTTTGTGTTTGCTCGATCAATACGGCGCAACCATGATCGAGGCGCAAGCGGCACTTGTTCCATTTCCTCGCCGTTCCACATTTCTGTGTACATCTTTAATTTCATTGATGCGATTACTGACGCAATCAATTGTTGTGCGCGCGCAATTGTTGGCACGCTCATTGCTTGACTAAATAGCACACCCTCTGTGTAAGTGTAATACTGGCCCACCATTGCAGCGCCTTGATTACTGTTGTAACTTGAGCCAGCAGCAGCGGCTTTAGTTGGCGGTGGAGAAATCGCCGCTTTAGTTTTAGAGAAAAGTGCCATGTTCTTAGTGTGTCACAATCTGCCTAGTTTGTGGTGGCATCGGCCCGGTATGCGATGCGGTATCCCGACGATAAGCAAGCATCAGGCCGATGCCATATCACACATTAGAGGCTAAACGCTGATAATTGTGGGCTTGTTTGCAAAGATAGGTTTTGATGCCAGAGCGACAGCAAACACCATTGCTCGACACGCTGAGATGTCACCCGGTGATCTGGTGCTAGACAACGTAAGCACACCGTTGTGCTTGATCGCTACAGCGCGCTCTACCTGATCAATCAATTGTGCTTGTCCTGCGTGGCTAATCCTTTTCTCCACAATAAGTGCTCTGACCGCACCTGTCCATTTGACTACCTCACGATGCCCTACAACAGTTTTGCGGTGCGCGTAGATCGGTGGGCAATGCAAGTCAATTGATGGCACTAACGCCAATTTGAGCATTGGTGATTGCTCGATCTCTTGCGCGACTGCATCCCACATTTCTTTTATGGTGTCAACAACAAATGCAATATGGCAGCGTGTGTATTGGCCGTCTTGTACGGCTCGCACACCTACATATCGTGAGTCATCTACAGCCGACTCGATAGCCAGCACACCGTTTTTAGGCATTGGCAGATTATTGGTTAGTTCAGTGAATTGGCCCGGCTCAATCCATGAGTGTTGGCTTTGCACAAAGATGTTGACTGAGGCGCGCAAGAAACTATTGCGATCTGGTGATTGTGCCTCTGCCTCGATTACTGACATTTCTAGTAAACCCTCAGACAAAGCAGGGTTGGAATATCGCCACGCGGCTGGTGTCATATAGTCCATTACGGGCGGCGAATACTCAGCAAAGTACAGTGCCGTGTTTTTGCCTGAGTCAACGGCGCGTAAACCTTGCTCTCTCCATCTA